CCTATCAAAAAACAGGTCATCTATACTTTAATGACATGAATGGTTGGAGGGGAAAGATTTTTGTTGATATTAAATTTCCCCCGATTCCAGATGGAATTTTAGGTCAATGGGATCACGAGAAAGTTCTAAAAACAATTGTTCCGAAAATTCCTGCAAGCCTAAGACCCAAAGGAGACTTGAATAAATATTATATCCTTTGGGAAGTAGAGAAGTGGCAAGCCGTCCCGAAAGATCCTTATCTTCTCAAACGTCTCACAAAAAATATGTTTGTTATTCTTGCTGGATGGGATTTAACAGAACTTGAACGATCAGTAATTGCAGGAAGGGCATGGTGATAGAATGACACTATCTATCCCCTGGCAACCAGAGCAAGGAGTTCAGGCCGTCATTGAAATGCCTGAGTCAATCTTTATAATCATCCTCATCTTCCTTGGCGCTTGTGTCGGGATATATATATTTTACTGGATCTTTAAACTACTGGAATGGATTTTTACGATGGATTGAGATGGGTCAAACAAAAATTCAATGGGCAGATAAACATATTATCCGGTTTTGGAGTCATATCGAAAAAACTCCAATATGCTGGATCTGGCATGGCGCAATTGCACGAAAGTATGGTCTTTTTCGTATAGGCAAAAAAAATATAAAAGCTCACCGATTGTCATGGCTTTTTCATAGGGGAGATATTCCAGATAATATGTGTGTTTTGCATCATTGTGATAATCCTCTTTGTGTAAACCCTGGGCATCTATTTATTGGGAGCGTAGCGGAAAATAATCAAGATAAGAAATCCAAAGGGAGACAGACGAATTTCCCTGGTGAAACAAACCCCATGGCAAGACTTAACCCTGAACTTATTGCCAAGATAAAAGCAGAATATATTCCCAGAATCATCACTCAACATTTTTTGTCGGAAAAGTATGGAGTTAGTAGGCAGACAATAACGGCTATTTTTACGGGCCAAAATTGGAGGCACCTAAATGGGTAAAACGATGATTGAATGGTGTGATCGCACATGGTCCCCCATCACGGGTTGTACCCCAATAAGCGAAGGTTGTGCTCATTGTTGGGCGAAGCGTATGGCCTACCGACTCAAGGGAAGATATGGCTATCCGAAAGATGATCCGTTCAAAGTAACTTTCCATCCCGACCGATTGGAAGAACCTCTCCATTGGAAGAAGCCTTCCCGAATCTTTGTTTGTTCGATGGGGGATATTTTCCATGACGATGTTGATGGCTTTTGGTTAAGTGAAATTTGGTCTATTATCGAAAGGTCTTACTGGCATACTTTTTTAATTCTTACCAAAAGACCTGAACGTTGGAAACAATTAACTCCACAATTACCAGTTTATAAAAACTTGTGGCTCGGTGTCTCTATCTCAACCAACAAAGACCTCTGGATGGTAGAGAACCTTTTGCAGATACCGGCGGTGAAAAGGTTTGTGAGTGTCGAACCGATACTGGGAGAAATTACTCTTCACGCAATCAAGGAGAAAGAAGATTTATGGCATGATGTTTTACGTGGGGAGACCATAAAGGGGAAAATTAATGGCTTTGCTTCTGTCAGCAAGGGTGTCAAATTAGACTGGGTCATCTGTGGATGTGAATCCGGCCTTAAAAGAAGAAAAACCGAAATAGATTGGATTCGCAATCTTCGAGATCAATGTTCAAATGCAGCAGTTCCATTTTTTTTAAAACAAATGGAAGTCAACGGCAAACTCGTAAAAATGCCTAAACTGGATGGGAAAAAATGGAGGGAGTTTCCCAATGGAGACTAAAGTGCGATCCTTAAAATGCCAAATCTGCGGAAAAGAAAGAATCGTTGAGACAAGAGCTTCAACTCCGACCTGCGGTCCCAAATGCGCAAAGGTCTGGATTTGGTTGGAATCGATCAGATACGCACACTGGACGGGAATCGGAATATTTCACAGAAATCCAGATGGATTTAAGGGGATACAATAGGTGAATGCACGGTCAAAAGGTTTGGCCTTTACACGGGAAGTCAGAAAAATTCTTGAAGGAATTGGTCATCAAGTAGAGGGTCCGGGTTATGGAGTTGCTTTCTTTAATGGTCAGATGCGGCCAGTGCACAGGGATTACTGGGGTGTTTTTGATCTATTGTCTTATTTTGAGGGTCACTATTTCTGCCATCAGGTTTCGACTCCGGCTAATAAGGCTGTTAAGATCAAAGCGATTGTTGCCAAAGCCCTTCCCGGTTGGGTCTGGTGCAGAGTATCGAATGGGAAAGTTTTCTATCGGATTTTTGATGTTAAGGTCTCAGGGGAAATTACCGAAGGAGAAATCAGGTGGAGAGTCTGAACCAAAAGAGAGTTTGGATTGACTCCCGGGGCTAAGATAATGGTCGATTTAGTATGAATCGAAATTTTGAGGCAAAAAGGATACTAAGCATGGAGATAACTACCCCGAATGCTCAAAAGAGGTTATGCAGAGCGAAAAGTCTTGTTAGAACGCATTGTAGAATTTTTGGAGGGCATCTTTGATCTCACTCTATACTTACGAAGACATGAGTAAGATTTTCAGGGTAAGCATAAAAACAATCTATTCTTGGAAATGTCAGGGTCTATTTAAAATAATAGGGTATCGGCGTTTAGGGAAATTCGCAAAGGAGGCCGTTGTTTCCGAGGAAGAGGTTAAATTGTTAATTAAAAGAAAATATGTCCGTTGACAAAAAGAAACCGTTTTGATAGCATAATAAATAAAGAAAAAGGGAGGCAAACATGAAAAAATTGATTGTTTTGATTTTGGCTTTAGGAATTATAGGATGTGGCGGCATGGCAAAACACAGAGAATATATAAAAAGCGGGATTTTGATCTCAGGATTAAATCAATTCGCCTTTATAGAAGAATGGGGAAAACCAGACCAACAGGGAACTTGGATTGAAGAGGGTGGAAGCGTTTATGCCTCTTTTAAGGCAATTCCATTCAATCCACGCCTCGAGGCTGGAGGCAAACGTAAAGTCTATAACGATGTTTGGGCCTACTTTAAACAAAATAAAATCCTATTTTTCAGTAATTATAAATTAATCGCTCATTATGATTGGGATGAATATCAAAAGATCGAAAGAGAAAGAAAAGAACTTCCTTCCATTATGAAATAATAAATAATATAAAGAGCTATCTGCGCGCTTAATTTCTCGCCTTGGGATTTCCTTTCTTAATCTCTCTCCTTATCCTTGTTTGACAACCTTTTCCTTTTATGCTCTTAAATAGATTATATGAGATGGAATGTGTTTAAAAAAGGGGCCAGGGAAAGGAAAAGAAACAACCTCAAAGCATACGAATATAAATTTCTAACTCAATACTCTGAGGATGAGCCCAAAACAATTCTAAACAAGGAAGCAAAGCGCTCACTGGCTGTCGTTGCTTCGATCCGGGACGAGGGGATTGATGAAAGAAATAAATTGAAGGCAGCCAATTCTTTACTTGACCGCGTGATCCCCAGGGTTGAGAAACATGAGATTGAGGGCTCATTAACCTTAGAATCCCGGCTTGCGGAGGCCCTTGAGAAGGCAGGAGATGAGACAAAAGGTACAAAAGAATGTTGATAACTCGCTTTTGTCAAATTGTCATACTAAAAAGGTTAATAATATCAACAACAATTACATAATAGTTATTATCAGACGTAGGAAAGAATTGTCGAAGACGATATGAGCAGAGAAGATAAGCTGATCCAGCTCGCCTCCCGATATGTCCTTGATCCCCTTGGATTTATCAAGGTCTTTTTCCCCTGGAATACTGGACTCCTTAAGGGAGAGACAGGTCCGGAGAACTGGCAGGCCGAAACCCTGGAAGCGATAGGCCACCACCTCTTGAGTGGGCACAAAGCACCCCTCTACTACGCAATAGCCTCAGGGCATGACGTAGGCAAGACGGCATTGGTCGCTTGGCTGATTTTGTGGTTTTTAAGTACGAGGCCGCATCCTCAGACGGTTGTTACGGCGAACACGAAGACGCAGTTGGAAACGAAGACTTGGCGGGAGTTGGCGAAGTGGCATAATTTGTTGTTGAACAAGTATTGGTTTGAGTGGACGGCGAGTAAATTTTATTATCGGAAGAATCCTGAGACTTGGTTTGCGTCGGCGATTCCTTGGACGAAGGAGAGAAGTGAGGCTTTTGCGGGGACGCATGAGAAATATGTTTTGATGATTTTTGATGAAGCGAGTGCTATTGATGATCAGATCTGGGACGTGGCGAGTGGGGCGATGTTGGAGCCGGGGGCGATCTGGCTGGCATTGGGAAATCCTACGAGGTCTTTGGGGCGATTTAAGGACTGTTTCCCTGGCGGAAAATTCGCGCATCGCTGGAAGCATAAGAGGATTGATTCGAGAGAGGTAAGGCGCTCGAACAAGGACCAGATAAAGGCGTGGATTGATGACTATGGGGACGATTCGGATTTTGTCAGGGTCAGGGTTAAGGGGATCCATCCCCGGGCGGGTTCGACGCAGTTTATTCCCGAGGACCTTGTTGAGCTTGCGATGAATGCTCAGCCTATCCCCGGGCTGTATGATTATGCTCCGATCCTTCTTGGTGTGGATGTGGCGAGATTCGGGGATGACAAGTCTGTGATCCTGGTCCGGCAGGGGAAGGGAGTTAAGAAAATCAGGAAATTTCATCAGGTCGATACCATGAAACTTGTCGGTCATGTGACCGAGGACATAAGGGAATTTAATCCGGCGGCGGTCTTTATCGATGTCGTTGGTATGGGGGCGGGCGTTTGCGATCGGCTCAGGCAGTTGGGTTATGACGTAATCGAAGTCAACGGCGCCGTGAAACCCCTGAATGAAACCCTGTATCATAATTTCCGGGCTGAGATGTGGGGGAACATGAAGGATTGGTTGAAGCAGGCATATCTCCCCAAAGACGACGAGCTCAAAGCCGACCTCTGCGGGCTTGAATATGGCTTCGATGACAAAAATAGGTTTCAGCTTGAGAAAAAAAAGGATATGAAGAACCGGGGCCTTGCCTCTCCCGATATAGGCGATGCCCTGGCGCTGACATTTTCGTATCCTGTTGCCGCTTCCGCAAAGAAGAAAGCCGAGGATTATAGGCAAATGTACGAAACCTATGGTCCCCCGAGCGCAATGAGCGTGTAGCATGGACATAGACGATCACAAAGATTTTGAGACAGTTTACACCGAGGCAGTTAAGATTTGGGAACCTTGGTGGGCAGAGGCCAAAACTGACATTAAATTCAAACTTGGCGACCAATGGGTTGCCAAAGACAAGGCATATCTTGAGAAAAACAGAAGAAGCGCGCTGGTATTTAATAAAACCCGAAGGGTCATTAAACTCCTGACGGGTTTCCAGAGGAAAAATCGCCTTTCCCTCAAAATCGACCCGATCGAAGGCTCAGATGAAGTGACTGCCTCTCAATTATCCGCAATCGTTCAATGGCAACTTCAATCGAAGGATGGGTACAATGTCCTGAGCGATGCCTTTGAAATGGGACCCCTAACAACAGGCCTAAACCTCATCCGGCTTTATGTTGATTACAGCGAAGATCCCGTAAATGGTGATGTCTGTTTCAGGCGAGTCCCTTATAACAAGTGTATTCTCGATCCCCATTTCACCGAAAGAAACTTCCAGGATTCGACTTTTCTTCTTTTCAGGGAATATCTCATGAAAGATGAATTGAAGACTATTTTTCCGAATCACAAAAAAGATTTGGAAAAAATGTCTCCCAAGGGTGGCGACCAGAAATATCCCTATGTCACTCAGGCAAAGGATATGTTTGGGAATGATAAATTCCACTATGACGAATTTTGGAGAAGGAGCAATAGAAAAGTTCAAATTTTGCTCGATCCCACAACCGGGGCTCAGAAAATATGGCCCGCAGACGAAAAGCGCCTTTCAGCCTTCCTTGAATTTTTTCCTGGTATTAAAGTCCTCAATAAATACGTCAAAACAGTCGAACTCCTAATCTTTGTCGATGATGAGCTTTTCTATAAGGGGCCGGACCCAAGTGGTCTCGACGATTATTCCATGATTCCCCTTTTGGGATTTTGGGATCCCGAATATGACGAAATGAAGTGGAAACTACAGGGGATGGTCAGGTGTATGAGGGACCCGCAGACAGAGGCGAACAAAAGACGCTCAAAAATGCTTGACATCATCGATAACCAACTTGCGAGTGGATGGGTGGCCGAGGAAAATGCCGTTGTAGACCCGGCGGCATTATTTCAGACCGGCCAAGGATTCCCGATTTTTATGAAGCAGGGGAGAATATACGGCCAGCATCTTCAGAAAATACAGCCCGTCGATATCCCAGAAGGACTTTTTCGATTAAATGAGATTATGGATAAAGATATTATGGATATTCCCGGGGCCAATGCCGAGCTTTTTGGTATGCCCGAAAATGAAGATATGCAGATTGCCGGAATTCTTGCCAAACTGAGACAGAGTGCAGGATTGACCGTTCTCCAAGACCTCTTCGATAATTTCCGAATGTCTCAAAAGTTAATGGGTCAGAAAATTGTGGAGATAGTTCAGAAGAATTATATGCCTGAAAAGGTCAAAAGGATCATAAATCAGGAGCCTTCGAAAGAGTTTTATACGAAGAATTTTGGAAAATACGATTGCACTCCGGCTGAAGGTGTCCTTACCGATACTCAGAGACAGATGTATTTTACTCAGTTGCTCCAATTGAGGGCACTTGGAGCTCCGATCCCCTGGGCCGAAATTATTGATTCTGCACCCCTTGAGCAGAAGGACCGTCTAAAAAAGGCAGTTGCCCAGGAGGAAAAAACTGCCTCTGAGGGGCAGAAAGCACAGCTTATGATGCAAATGTTGACACAGGGGATGATGCAGGCTCAAATTCAAAGCGACATTGCCGGAGCCGAACAGAAGAGATCCCAGGCAAAGGAGAATCAAGTAGATACGTGGCTCAACCGCATAAAGGCCTTGAAGGAGATGTCAAGGCTGGAAAATAAGGACCTCATGGACGTGATTGATTTTGCGAAGAATCTTGAAATGGCAGACCGACCAGCTCAACAAAATGTGGTTCCGATGCAGAGAAGAACTTCGAGGATGACGAGGCGGTAAAATGATTCTGCTTGGAGACATCAGAGGCGAAATAGCCAAAGAACTGCAAAGATCGATTTTAAAGGTCGTTGACAAACATAAGGACAAGGAAAGCTACTTCATACTGGTTTGGGCTGGAATCGATCTCGAAAACGATATCGTGAATACAAAAATAATTCTTCTCGATAAAAAGCCCCCGAAAATGTTGGGGACGTTGCTTTATTTCGTTGACAAACGAATCGGGAAAATCGAAAGGGTTTGGGCATTGCCCTTGGATATTCCGATTTATGAACCAAGCGAGGAAGTGGTGGAGGAAGTTTTAAGATCATCGAAAAATATGCCAATTTTAAGGTCATAGGGAGGCTAACATGGCAGAGAGAGATTATACGGTATCAATAGTCAGGCTTGAAGATTCCGAGGCAATTGTTGTGAAATGGACCGGACTTTTAAATACCGATACGGGCAAGCCTTACGTTATGCCCTATTTTTCTGAAAAGACCGTTCAGGTCGAGGGAACTTTTGGCACGGGCGGCAAATGTGCCATACAAGGTTCTTTGATGATAAGTACTCCGACTTTTCAAACTTTAAACGATCCACAGGGAAATGTTTTGGAGATTGCTGCTGCCAAAATAGAGGCGTTACTTGAGAATTCATATCAAATTAGACCCAATATCATAGCGGGGGATGGCGCAACAAGCCTCACCTGCTATCTCTTATTGGTAGGAAAAAGACTTGCATAGGAGGATTTATGAAAAAAATTCTACTCATCGTTTTGGCTATGGTGCTTTTGGCAAGTCCTGTATTTGCCGCAGGCTGGTCAGTCACCGTAACCTGGGGCAGAAGCATAGGCCCGAATCTCGCCAGCGAACAAGTTTTTTATAGTGGGACATCAAAATGCACTGTTTTACCAGCCGCTCCCACAACCTGCAACTTCGTTATTCCAACGCTTACCGGAGAGGTATGGATTCGGAGCTATAACACGCAAGGGGCCTTTGCCGATACTTCCCATGTCGCCATTTCTCCTGAACCGGCAGCGGCAACGGGGGTGATTGTGACAATAACTTCTGTTCCTTAAATGAGGTTTGAAAATTGTGTTTCGTAAAACGGTCTGTATCTCAATCGTTCTTATTTTTTGCCTGTTCGCCTGTGCTTATGCAGCAAGACTTGTCTGGAATGCGAATACAGAGCCAGATCTTGCGGGCTATAAAGTCTATCGTGGCCAAAGTAGTGGCTCTTATGACCATGTTGTTGACGTTGGCAATGTCACTGAGCATCAGATTGAGGGCCTTAATCCTGGGACTTATTTTTACAGTGTTACGGCCTACAACACATCGGGGGCAGAATCGGGTTTCTCAAATGAGGTTATTTATGCGGAAAGCCCACAGGCGATTGCACCGGCAACCGATATCAATGTCGCGTGGCAAGAGGTAAGGCCAATGGGATTTAGTTATATTGCGGGTTTAGGTGCATATCAAAATGCGAGTGGCACCTCATTATCTTTGGCTTCCACCTTTAATGTTGCTGCCCATGATGTTCTGGTGGCTTGGGTACATTGGGAGGATGGGGATGGGGGGACAATTGCTATATCAGATGGCGGTTCAAACAATTTCACAATGGAATCGGTGTCTAACGATACCTATAATTATGGATGTTTTGGATTATTGTTAGATGCTGTTGCAAATGCCACAGCTACCTTTACCTTTACAAATAGCATTGGAAGAATATATAGGGGACTTGGGGTAATGCAGTTTCGCCCTGATGTTGGAGATATTATAGCAAAAGATCAATCTGCCGTGGGTAATGGAAGTGGAACTTCTTTAGTGTCAGGCAATATAACAACGACCGGAGATGACGAAATAGTATTAGGAGCCGGAAAGGATTATGTAGGTGGTAGTCCTTTCTCCGCCGAACAAATAGGAGACATAAATGCAACTGTTGCGATTGATCTTTATACTCTTGGGGGCATATGGTATCGAATATTAACTGCAACAGCAAATAATATTCATGCTCAGGCGACGGCAAATAATGGGGCGTGGATCTGTAATATAATATCTGTTAAGGCAACAGTGGCAGCAGGCGGTCTTTCAATCCCTGTGGCAATGGACATTTATAGACAAAGGAGGAATTAAATGTCTACCGAACTTAAAACAAATACAGCGACAAGAATAACGGTTGGACCATTTCTTGACAAGACAGATGGTATAACTCCAGAAGTAGCACTTACCGCAACCAACGAAAAACTCACCCTCGTAGTGGATACGGCTGGGGTTCCAACCCTTGTCTTGGATGCCAATGCCACAGCCTCGGGCGGTAGTAACGACATGGTGCATATCACCAACGACGATGCCGGATATTACGACCTTGAATTGACAGCGGCACAACTCAATTATCTTGGAAATGCTAAATTGTCAATAAACTACGTCACGGATCATCTTCCGGTTTTCCATGAATTAAATATCGTATCCGCTCAATACTGGGATGCAAAGTATGGAAGTGGTAATCTTAGTGCTGATGTAAAAGCCATAACAGCCGGTGTTGATTTCTCTGCCACAATGAAAACAAGCATTGAGACTGCTTGCGATGCTACAGTTGGTGGTGGAACTGGTACTGCACTAACCGCTATTCCCTGGAATGCAAACTGGGACGCCGAAGTTCAGAGCGAAGTTAATGATGAATTGATTCTACAAAATCTTGACCATCTTGCGAAAACGGCTACTGCTGGAGTAGATATGACGGCAGAGGTAGTTGATGGTTCAATTATCTCCCGTATGATAAGTAACAGTGATACTTCGTTATTTGTTCCAGCCACTCACAGTCTCCAAATAGTAGGGGCGGTGGTAAACAATATCCATGACACCGATTTACCTGATGTCCACACCGATGTTGGGACGGCCATCACAAATATTGGTGATGTTCATGCCACGGATTTGCCGGCAGCAAAAACGGTAGTAGATGCAATTAAGGTACAAACAGACAAGATGGCTTTTACCGTTGCCAACCAAATTGATGCCAATGTGATCGATTGGAAGGGTGCAGCAGCACCGGCAATGACTGGGGATGCATATGCTGAGGCGGTACTTGTTCACGCCCACGTTGCGGACTGTGCTACGGCAACCGTATTGGGGAATGTACATACGGATGTAGATAATATTTTGGCAGATACCAATGAATTGCAAGTAGATGACTATCCTACTTCTATTGCAGCCATAAAAGCCGAAACTGCATTAATAGTAGCCGATACCAATGAACTTCAGACCGATGATTATCCAACATCCATCGCTGCGGTTAAGGCAGATACGGCAGCCATATTAACAGATACCGGAACAACTCTGGATACACTTATTCAGGATATTCCAACAGTTGCTGAGTTTAATGCCCGTACATTGGTAGCAGCAGATTATACTGTGGTTACAGATACAATTGCTGCCGTGACTGCTGCTACTGTAACTGCTATTGGAGCAAATGTAATTACAGCTGCTTCAATTGCCGCCGATGCTGGAACAGAGATAGCGGCTGCGGTTTGGGCAAAGACTGGGGCAGTAACTTCGATTGCAACAGAACTCCTTCTTGAACGCCTCTACGAGATGGTTAACAACAAGATGATCGTCACCGAAGCGACCGGAGCAGTTGCACTCCGTAATATTGCAGATAGTGCCAACGTTGCTACTGGGGTGGTTGCCGATTTAGGGGCCACAACCCAAAGAGATGGTCTTACTTGGGTATAAGGAGGATTTATGGATTTTAAAAAACTTCATGAAAAGTATAAAGACGATGCTTCACCATCTGTCGAATTACAGATAAGATGGTTACAAAGAATTGGATTTCAACCTCATCAGGTAGATCAGGCTTTGATTACTGTCTATACTGAAATTGAGCAAGAGAAGAAAACCTTTAAAAATGGGGGTGAACTCAATCTTTACCTAAAGGATGTGGCTGCCAAAATCAGAACCGAAGAAATAGGGGTTTATATTAATAACCTTGAAAAGTTTGAGGCCAAAATGCGGAAGAAATTTCAGGCCGAATTACCGTGGTGGAAGAGGATTTTGGGGATTAAGAAATGAACTACCTTCCATTTTGTGGATATTGGTTTTACGGCGGGGCAAACGTAGAACAAACAGCTTCTTTCTTCTGTTCCTGGGGTCTTCTTGCCGTTGCCCCAATTATAGGTGGAGCAGCGATAGCGGTTTTCATGGCTTTTTACAGGAGGCTTAGGGGATGAATTATCTGCCATTTGCCGGAGGTTGGTTTTATGGAGCGGGTCTCATAAGCGGTGAACAAATGGCAGCCCATTATTGTTCTTGGGGATTATTGGATTCCGCCCCCATTATAACAGAATCCCATATTTTTGATTATCTATTTTTTAGAAGGAGAAGAAGAAAGTAGAATAAAATTCTTTAAATAAAAAAATCCTTCGTTCGCGACGAAGGTATCCCAAAAAGAAAAAGAAAGCCGATTCCGTGCGCACGGCACAGGGTCGGCTTTTCTTTTTGGGTAAAAGGAGATTCAAATGCCAGCAGATTTTGAAAAATGCCAAAGGAACGGAGGAAGAATTCGGACAGTTTCGGGTCCCTCAAAACATCATGGTTTGGGACCAGACGAATATCTCCACTATTGCTATCTCGAAGGTGAATCCTTTCGGGGAGAAGTGAAGAAGAAAGAAAAACAAACTGAAGAGAAAAAGGGCGAATAACTCATTTTCATAAAGACCGCTCTTCTTTCTTGGATTACGGGTGATTCGATTTTGGAGGCCACCGCTCCATTAAATCTCAAGGAAGAAACGGTAATCTCAACAAGGAGGTAATTTTTATGGCAGATCTTGACTTAACGGGCGACAAGATTCAACCCGCCGCCGGGAAAGAAGGAGATCAAAAAATGGTTCCTCTGGCTGCCCTTGAAGATGAAAGAGGCAAGAGGCAAGCCGCAGAGGAAAGGGTAAGGACAGTGGAAGAACAGAATGCTCTTTATAGGGCGAATGTTCCGGGTCCTGATGTTCGACGCGAATCTGAACCAGCGAAAGAGAAGGATTTGTTTGAGGGTATGGACGAAGGTGATGTTATGACCGTTGGGGAATTCAAACGCATCATGGGCAAAGAGAGGGAAAACTTCAATAAGGAAAAAGAGAATTTTAGCCAAAGTATTGGAGGTTTCATTTCGGAAGTCCAGATGATGATTGGGAATCCCGACTATAAAGAGGTCATTTCGAAAAACCTTCCGAACGTCCTGAAAACGAAACCTCATTTGGCTGCGGCTATCAAAAGTAGTCAAAACCCCTATCTCTTAGCCTACGAGTTGGGCAAGCTCGACCCCGAATATGGAAGGGGCAAAGGTGCAGGGGAATTGGATAAAAATGCCCGGAAAATTATCGATAATCTCGAAAAACCTCAACTCGGAGGCGCGAAGGGTGGAGGCGGTTTAGACCAAGTAAGTGCTTATTCGAATCTCACCGATGAGCAATTGGAAGAAAGAATTGCTGTGGTGAAAAACAAATAACGATCTAAACGGAGGTAACAAAAATGGCTGATAACCTCACGACTACAACCCAGGTTGATCCTGCGGTGGCGATTTTTTACGACAGGATTCTTTTAAAAAGAGGGCTACCCTTTCTGGTTCATAACAGGTTCGCCCAGACAAGAAGTCTGGCAAGCAAGAGTGGCAATACCATGAAGTTCCGAAGATACTCGGCTCTTGCCGTTGCCAAAACCCCGTTGGCTGAAGGTGTGACCCCGCCCGGACAACAGCTTTCCAAGACCGATTTGACGGCACAGCTCAGCCAGTATGGGGATTTCGTTCACATCACAGACGTTGTTGATCTTACGGTTGAGGATAAAGTTCTCACGGAGGCAAATGAGCTTCTGGGAGAGCAATTCGGAGAGACAATCGATGAGTTGACCCGGGATATCCTCGATGCTTGCGCGTCAGCAACAAATGCAAGCAAGGGAAGCAACGGTCAGACACCTACGGAAATCACCAAGGCAGATATTCAGGCCGTTGTGAAAACGCTTTTGAACAACAAAGCCAAGATGATTACGAGGGTTATTTCCGCTTCAACGGGTGTCGGGACCGTTCCCGTGAGACCTTCCTACTGGGGCATTCTTCATACCGAGTGCATTGACGATCTCGAAGCAGTCAGTGGATTCATTGGCGTTGAGAAATATCCCAATCAGAAAGATGTTCAGGATCATGAATGGGGATCTACGGGAAACGTCCGATGGGTGATTAGTCAAAAGGCAATGAAAACTACTGAGTCGCCTGTCCAATACCATAACTTCATCGTTGGGCAGGATGCCTATGGCGCCATTGATCTCAAAGGTGGGACGGTGAAAAGCATCGTCAAGGCTTTCGGAAGCGGAGGTACTTCAGACCCATTGAACCAGAGGTCAACCTCGGGCTGGAAGACCTTCTACGTTTGCCGGATTCTCAATGACAATTTCATGCACAACCTTGAAATTACGCATACGGCATAAACTTTAGCCTGGCCCCGGTTAAATCCGGGGCCAGCTTGAACTTTGAATAAAAGCAAGGAGGTAAAAATACCATGAGGTATCCACAGATTAAATTTGGAAATTTTACATCTGCGGCCACGGCTGCGGACGTGACAGTCGATCTTGGGTTTGTGCCGGATTATGTGAAGTATATCAACGTAACCGGTGCAGCCTTCTATGAACTTTTCGCCCTTGAAGGTACAGGCAAAGGTCAAAAGTCTCATGCAGCGAGTACGTATCACAATTTTCTTTCGAGTGGCGGCATTGAACTGGTTGATACAGTAACGATTCAGACAACTAACCCTGTAAAAAAAACAAAGGTTCAGGGATTCAAAATTGTTGCTGCTATTCAGACCAACAATGGCGCGAATTACTGGATGGCGATTCGGGAGAGTTAAACCAAAGGCCCCGGTTAAATCCGGGGCCTAATTTTCTATCAGGAGGTTCTTTATGGCTGAAAAAATGGACAAGCTAAAAGTCTCTTTTCGTCTTGGCGAAAATGAAGGCAATCCCGCCGAATTCACTTTTCAGGGGAAAGGCTATGTCCTTTACAATGGGACAGAAATTTCACTTCCTGTCGATGTAATCGATCATCTGAATAGTCTAAAATACCCCGAATATAAACTGGAACCTGATGAAAAAACAGGTCAGATGGTCTCCAAACTCGTCGGTTACAAGCACCGTTTTTTTGTTATACCGGTCGATATACGCAAAATCGCCGAGAGACAAGCAATATCCGAGGAAAAGAGAAAAAATGCCACATAAAGATGCGGAAACTCGGAGGAAGTAAGGTAAGATTATTTTGGCCAATCGTAAAAGTAAACACAGGTCTTTAGGTTTTGGCTTTTTAAATCAACCAATGGAAGGCTATGTGGCCCATCATGTTGATCGTGAGCATGTGGTTTTCATTCCAGAGGAAATTCACAAAAGCATTAAACATAATATTTGGACAGGTCAAAATATGGAAATTATCAATGACTTGGCGATTAAATTTTTAACCAATTCTTTAAAAGGAGGTTAAAAAATGGGAAAACAGGCGATTAATACCATTACTGTTCAAGATCCTGAAATGCTCAGGAGACTTTTGGAAGCATTTGATACGGAAGTAGATGCCTTACGAACACTTATCAATGATATCAGAGGCAAACTCCTTGGTAATTATCTTTTTAGTAAGCCGACACTTGCGATTGGCTCAACTAATACGGCTGTTTCGAGTATTGCCTTCGATTATCTCATTGCGGGCATCAAATATGCCAAGGCTGCTGTCGCTGCTGGAACAGCTCCTGGAAATGATGTTGTCCCTCAAAGTACGTATGGAGCCGTTGCTTTCGATATCGGCGCAGATGGAACGATTGACGCGATTGAAGCCACCAACAATGCAACGGGATATGCGAGCGCTGCTCTTGCGGTTGCTGGACTACCTGCCGTTGCTTCAGGCCACGTCCGAATGGGATATGTCACGGCCATAAAGAGTGATGGGGCATTCACTTTCGGAACAACTGCCCTTAACGCAGCCAATACAACCGTAGCCTATACCGATCAGACACCTGGCTTGGCTCAAATAGGATCGGCGGTTTCAGAGCAAGTTGAGAAAGGAAGATAAATCCTTTTGGGAGGGCTAAATGGATTGGACTCTCGAAAAAATCAGGGCGAAAGTCCGTAAACTCACGGGGCGGCCCGACGAAGAGGCGATAAGCAATACCGATCTTGACAATTTCATAAATCATTACTACCAGAATGTCTTTCCTCTTGAGGTCTTGTCACCTGAGCTTTTTGAATGGTTCACGCAAAACACTTCGGCTACCCTGGACTCTTGGGTGGTAGACGAAAAATATCTAACCTTCAGGGATCCATTCACAATCGCTGGTTATCCGATATCTTTTTATCTCAACGCCAAAGATTTCTATGAGTTATTCCCTGAGACGCAGACCTATACCAAAGCACAGCCAACCGATGTCCTATTCTTCAATCAGACCTTGCTTTTCAGACCTCCGCCGGATGCCATTTACCAGTTTAAAGCACAAACCGTTTTAAGGCCTGATGCTCTCACCCTAACAACCCATAAGCCCCCAAATCAACTTTGGGGGCCGATCGTCGCTTATGCCTCTGCGATAGATATCAAAGAGGAGAATGGTGAGGATATTGAAAACCTCACTCCTCTTTATGATTTTTATTTAGCAAGAATCGTAAGGCAAAACCTTGTCAATTTATCAACTCAGAGGTCTATACCTCGTTTTTAAGGAGAAAATAAAAGATGGCTAATTTCGATAAATTAATTCCGCCTGCTGGAAGAAAAGCAAGATTTATTGATGATGATATTCGGCAGAATAACGATGCCTTGGAAGATGCACTTGTTAGATCGGGTATGAAATTTCCGACTGGATATGGAACGGATGCAGGCGAATTTTTGGTTCCCATTTTTCAAAAACAAACTGGCGATCCAGCCTCTCCCGCAGCCGATAAATTAAAACTTTATGTGAAAACAGTTGGAGCACAACCAAGACTTTACATCAAAGACCCTGGGGGAAACGTTAAACCCTTAGCCATTCCGGGTGAGGATACTTTCCCTTCTGGAACTAAAATGCTTTTCTACCAAGATACTGCTCCGGCTGGTTGGACAATTCAGAATACCCTTGATGATAAACTTGCCTTTGTTACCAAGGGCAGTGCTGCTGGAGGACAGACTGGAGGTGGAGTCCATAGCAGTGGAAGTTGGACAATAAGCGGTGCTTCTCAGGCGGGGCATACCCATACTGGTCCAAGTCATACTCATACAGGTCCGAGTCATACTCACACTGTCCCAAGAAACGGATGGGGAGAAGTGGCAGGAGGTGTATCGGGAAGATTAGTTACAGATAGTGTAAGTGGACCTCCAAATCAAGCATCAGCTGATAATACTTCAGGGGCAAGTGGGACTGGAGCAACGGGGGCAGGTGGAACAGATGAGACATCAATTGCTACTCCGAGTATAACCTTTGATGGGACTTGGCGACCAGCAGCATATTGCTTCATAGTTTGTGCAAAGGATTAACTATGAAAGGAAAATGTCCATTTGGGAATCGGAAGTGTGAAGAGTGTGTCCTTTATCGAAAAGGGTTAAGGTATTTTGATGATAATAAGAAGCCTGAACCCTTTGAAGAATGTGCCATTAACATAGGTGTGGATTGTCTTGAGAATCTTGTTGGTAGAAGCATTGGAAATCAAAAGGCAACAGAACAGACAAGAAATGAGATGACCAAATTGAACGAATTACTTTATGGAATGGCAAAGGTTAAATTGTTGGAGAAACAATAATGTATGAGGGATTCCCAATTTATGATTTCAAATCAGGATTAATTCTTAATAAGCAACCTTGGCTTATTCCAACAGACGCCTTTAAAAACATAAAAAATGCCTTTATTTATCAAGGTGTCCTTCAAAAGAGAAAAGGATATACGGAATGGGGAAGGTTTGTTCATTTCGTAAATAATGAATCCATGGGGACAACCGTTGATCTGCAACTTACCTATTCTGGTACGGTTGCCCATTATCCAATTAGACCCGGAAATTTTATTGTCCAAGATACCGTCAATGAATTGCCATTTACAGATAATGGTAATGGGACACTTACAAGGGCAAGTGATTCAGGAACAATAAATTATACGACGGGGGCTTGGTCTATTACTTATGGCTCAAACCCAGGTGCAGGTAAGTCAATTTGGGTAGACTATAATTATTTCCCTAATCTCCCGATCATGGGTATTCATACCTATTATCAAGATGTTGGAACAAGCCAATTCCTCGTTTTCAATACAAAAAGGGTTAATAAATATGTTTCGGGAAAATTGGAGGATTTAACGGGGACCGATATTTTCACGGGATCAGATAGCGATTTCTTTTGGTTTGAAAATTGGAAAGACAGATTGTTCATCACAAATAATGTTGATCGAGTAAAGGTCTATGATGGAACGGATCTTACCGATTTGAATATTGATACTAATGGGGACACCAACAATGACGTAAACAGTTGTCTTTTAATTCTCGCTTATAAGGGGCATCTCGTTTTGTTAAGAACCAAAGAGGCAGATCCCTCTATTCATTGCCCTCATCGGGCCAGATGGTCAGTTTCAAATTCTTATTCGAATTGGAAAGAAAGTCAAGGCGGAGGTTTCGTTGATTGTCCAAGCATTGACTGGATTATGGGAGCAGATTTTATAGGCGATGATCTCATTACCGGTATGGAGCGTTCTATCTGGGCATTAAAATATATTGGAGATCCCAATCTTCCTTTCAAATGGGAAAACATCAAAGGTACTGAAGGCTGTTACGCCACTTTTTCAATATGTGCTTTTAGTGATGAACTTATTATGTTGGCGGCTACAAGAATGATTGCCACCGACGGCATCGATATCAATGGTGTCGATGATAAAATTCCCGATTTCGCCCTCAATTTTAACCAGGAAGGTTTCAAATATTGTTACGGGACGGTTTTGGAGGAGACGAGAAGCCTATGGCTTACTTACCCTTCGCCGGGTGCAAGCCATCCAGATAAAATTTTGATTATGAACTATGAAGAAGCAACTTTTTCTGACTTTGCAATGAGTCTTCATTGTTTGGGATATTACCAAGAGGCAGAGGATTTAATCCTTGATGATATCGACATAGATATTGATACCTTGGAGTACAGTTTCGACGACAAAGAACTTCAGGCCGGATATCCTCTTACTCTGGGGGGTTCTTATGATGGGTATTTATACAAATTGAACGATCGAGGAAACGACAAGGGCCAGGCGATTGAGTTTGAGGTCGAAAGCGGAAAGTGGAATCCCTATCTCAAAAACGGCAATAAGGCCAGATTGGGTTTTATAGATTTTTTCGTTGATCGAGATCCGAATATTTCATTCGATGTAGATTTTTATTTGGATGAATCAATAAGTCCATACCAAACAAAAACGATTCTTTGTGACGGACAGGGAGAAAAGGTCTGGAAGCGGGTTTATTCGGGTGCGATTGGCACTTCTCATAAGATAAGAATTCACCATAACGAAGTGGATATGACTTTAAAAATTCATTGCATAACACCTTATTTCAAAGCTGAGGGTAGCCTGATATGAGATTAAGCGAAACAGAACGGTTTCCTCTCGACGAAGAGAAAATAAAGAGCAGGGATCCAGAGCAACGGTATTATTATTTTAAGACGCTCATCAAAAAATTGAATGATATTTACAGCAAGATAGCAAATGCTGTGAATCAGAATGAAAAGCTGAGATATATTTCTCAAAATTCAAAACCTACTCCGAACAAAGGCGAATTACTTGTTTGGAAAGATACCGATGCGGGTACAGGACAATCAACCCATTATTTACTTTACAACGATTCGGGAACAGTTATTTCTTGGGATTCGGTGGAAAAGGCGTGATTTTATTTATCTCAAACTCAGGGGAATCTTTACCCATTGCCTACAGGCTAAAAAAAGAAGGTTTGGATTGCCAGGTCTATATTCATTCTCCCGATTGCAGACGTGACTACGATGGAATTCTCGAAAAGGTTTCAATAGGGGAACTGAGGAAAAAGGCATTCAAGGCTGAAATGGTGATTTTCGACATTACCAGACCGAATCGGAAGGAAAAGCAGGATATCGCCGTTCTAAAAATGTTCGGGGTCAAAACAGGTAGCGACTACGTTTTTGGCCCTATTGCCGATAAATTAAAGAAGCACGTCAAGGTTATGGGAGCTTCGACCTTTACAGAAGAAATTGAGATGGACCGAAAAAAAGGTTCTGATCTTGCCAAAAAAATAGGGCTTTCGATCCCGGAGGCTCATGAATTCAAAAACCTTGAAGAAGGGAAAGCGTTTTTGAAGGGCAAACATGACCTCTGGGTTCTGAAGCCCTTTGGCAATCAGGCCATTGATCTAACCTACGTCGAAAAGTATCCCGGGGAGGTCTTCGCCAAAATGCAAGGGGAACTTCCCTCAAGACTCGATTCAGATAAATTTGAGTATATTCTGCAGAAAGTTATTGATGGCGTTGAAATAGATACTGAAGGCTGGTTTGACGGGAAGGATTTTGTTCATTTTAATCACACGGTAGAGGAAAAAAGGTTGATGAATAACAATCTGGGACCCGCGATCGGAAGTCAGAATAATACTGTCTGGGTAAAAAAACAGAGCGATTTTCTTCTGAACGAAATCAAAAAAATAGTTCCATTTCTGAAAGAGGCCAATTACATAGGACCGGTTGATTTCAACTGCATTGTTTCGGAAGAGGATCACAAACCCTGTTTTTTGGAGTTTACACCGAGATTCGGGTATGACGCTCTTTTCTGTCTGTTGAGTCTTGTGAAGGGACCTTTGAAGAATTTCTTTTTGAAGGACTTTAAGGTTGATTTTCAGAATGGGTATGCGAGTTCTTCGAGGATATCGATCCCGCCGTATCCTTATTTGGGGAAAGAGCTTCTTGAGGATTTCGCAAAGGACGTTCCGATAGAAGGTAAGATTGACGATTTCCCTTATTTCTGGATGGAGGATGTCTATGGGAATGGCAGGGACCTTGCCTGTGCCGGAAGCGATGGCGTTTTGGGTGTTATTACTGGCAGGGGCGAAAGTCTTGGAGAGGCCTGGGGTAGAGTTTATCAAAATATAAAAAGATTAAAAATCGGAAGCTATATGCAATATCGAACTGATGGCCCTCGAAAGGCAGAAAGAGTACTTCAGGCATTATCTGAATGGGGGATACAGGTGAACTAAATGGGAGGAAAAGGGTCGGGCCGCAAACCAAAGATGAAACCTGTGCCAGAGGTAGCCCCAGAAATGCAAATAACGCATTCTCTCAAGACTTTAGAGCCTACTGCCCCATCGGTAAAGGATAAGATCGAAAGTCTCAAATTCATCAGAATTTACGACCTGAAGTTGATTCCCAAATATCTCTTTGAACAGGTGAAGCCTCAGAATTTTGATTTGAATGAGGTCTATGCTATGGCTCCCAATTTCGAAACCAGCCCCTTAATGTTGCTTTATGCTCTTGCTGACGAAGAGCACAAAATCAAAGGATTTTTGTGGGGATACATCAATAGTATTCTGAAAACGATTGATGTTGATCTTTTAACTGTGGATAAAGAATATCAGGATAACGGACAAATTATGTTAGAGGTAAAGAAACTTCTCTCTCCCATCAAAGAAAAAATAGGGTACAGGGCATTTCGCATCATTACACAAAGACCAAGAGCTTTAAGCCGTTTCGGTTTTAAAAAAACTGGCGAAATAATAATGGAATTGGAGGATTAAAAAAAATGTCAAGTGGACAAAAGCAAAAATTAGGAATTAAGCAACCAGCGCTCATGACCGGTGGTCAGCAGGATCTTCTTGGTAAACTTACGGGTTTGCTTACGGGTGAAATAGGGGCTGGCGTTCAGGCTTATCCAGGACAAATAACCCCTGGGCCTTCGGGAATTCAAAGTCAGGCATTTGGGAGCATTTCAGACATTCTAGGTGGCACAGGACTTGCGGGTGCAACTTCAGAAATGGGCATGACTGCTCTCAATAAGATTTTGGAGGGCTATGATCCTACCCTTGCCATGCAGTCCTGGGAAAAAGGTGTTAAAGAGCCCGCAATGAGAACGTGGACAGAGGAAATGATTCCTCAGATTCTTGAAAGTTATGGAGGGCGAAATGCCTTGAGCAGTAGCGGATTACAGAAAACATTGGCAAAATCAGGGACAAACTTAGCCAGCGACATAAGCGGTCAACTTATGCAGACGCTTTTAGCAGAAAAGGGACAAACGACCCAAGCGCAACTTCAGGGGATCCCTCTGACGCAAATGCCTTTACAGACCGCCATGACAGCTCTTGGGGCGGGGATAACCCAGAGAGGAATTGAGGCAGAACAATTGGCTGAACCCTATCAGAAATGGCAGACTGAACAGCCTTATGCTAACCCATGGCTTCAACAGGTTCAACCTACTTTGGAACAAAAAGCATTTGAAAATATTGCCTATCCAAAAGAGACAATGGGAGGAGGAGTTTCATGTTGCTTCATATTTATTGAAGGAGAACGTTTTACCGATGCTGTTAGGCAATTCAGAGATGCTCATTTCGGACCAAATTCTTACGTCAGCAAGGGTTATAAATTAATGGCTAAATGGCTTGTGCCCTGGATGAAAAAATCTAAGATTGTGAAAAAGATGGTTCAAAGAGTAATGTTAGACCCACTTTTAAGGGTTGCTATATGGACAGAAAAGAAATCTAAAACAGGATGCTTTTATATTCCGGTTGGTTTGTTCTGGTGTTTTGTTTGGGGTCATTCGGCCAGGTTAAGGCTATGTTTGAAGTAAGCTGCATAATTCCCGTTAAGATTGGGGATGATCCGAAATCCTTATTGGATTCTATCAGAAAGGCCACAAGATCATTAAACGGGCAGATTCAAACAATGATCGTTTTCAATACACCTTGTTTCGGAAGGGTGCAAGCAAAGAACTTTGGAGCTTCTCAGACTCATGCCAAAATCTTAGTTTTTGTTGATGCGGATTGTCAGGTAAATGAATCTTTTTTTGAGGAAGTTATTGAAAAGTCTGAAAATCCCTATTTTGTTGGAGGGGGAGTCAAACATATCGAATTAACCAGATATTCTCCAGGTATTATTGCAGGATTGATTCCGCTCGGATTTTACTTGCTTTTTAAACAGATAACGCTTGGAGCCTTTTGGGTTAGAAGATCGGCGTTTGATTGCATAGGAGGTTTTCAGGAAACGAAATGGGATGATATAGATTTCGCTTTACGTTTAAAAAAATACGCAAAAATCCACAACCGGAAATTTGAGAGTTTAAAAAGGTCGACTTTACTCTGGAGTACCCGAAAGTTTGACGAATATGGAGATTGGCATTGGCTGAAAGGTTACAAAAGTTGAATTTTCCAAACGACCATTTTTGGCATAATACGACTATAGAGTGGATTTATTTCTGGGGTCGTCTTGATAATGGAAAATTTTTCCATTTCGCTGAATTTTTGCACAAGTTTGGAAAATATCGAGCGAATTTCCGGCATTGGTCGTATGACGGAGAATTTGGGGAGGAAATTGACGATCATTGGGGAGATAGGGTTTCGTCGACTGGTTTTACAATCAAGGGTTTTTCTTTTAATAGCCCTCGGTTGGGATTGACTTTTCAGCCGAAATGTAAACCCGTTATACACAATACAATTTTAAATAAGGGATATTATTCTATTCCCTATCTCGAAGGTGAGGGTTATTTATATCCTGCTGAAAAAGTTAAAGCCCGGGCCTGGTTCGACCATGAATGGAATGATACGATCGAAGGTTTGGATTGGGAATGGGTAGGATTAAATCTCGACTGCGGTATGAATATTATGGCTCACAGGGCCGCCGATTTTAAGATTTGCGATATAACCCTCAACGGAACGACTTTTGAATCGGATTTTATTTTAGACGGAAGACACTTCTTCCTGCATGCGACGGGAATGTATTTGATCTTAAACCCATTGGGAGATGAGAAAATATTCGATCCTAAATTGGGGGTTAAATATTCCGAGCAACCTTTTGAAGTTATTTCAAAGGGTGGAGTTATCGGCTACGGGATGAGGGAAAGAACTTATAAAAACAAGGAGATTTAAGATGGCCAAATGGATTGATATGCCTCAAATTCAGGGACAAGATGGAAAACAGGGTCAAGGTACTCTTTTTAAATTGCTTGATATGATGGACAAAGACCAAAAGATGGGAAAACCTGGTGGGGGCGGACTTTTTGGAAGCCTTGGGAATCAACAATCCGGGGGAATACTTGGATTCATACTTAGTTTATTTTCACGTTAGGAGGCTAATATGGCTACAGTTGTAGGAATGCCGAGTTTGCACGGTGGTGGAACAATCAACCTTATGGATATTCTCAATTCTGTTCTTGGTTTTAGTGAACAAATAAAAAAGAAGCAACAACTTACACAACTGGCTCAGGTATTGACACAAGAGATGGGTCCTCAAGTGATAGGAGGAACGGAACAAGGTGGAGTATATGAACCTCCGGGACCGGGTGGTATAACGGTACAAAGACCTACAACTTTACCTCCAGATATTTTCTCAAAAGTTATGAGTAATCCAAGGCTTTCCGCCGAAACGAAATTTGCTGCACTCAAACTATTAGAACAGTTTCAGCCTCAGAAGAAAGAATATTTAGAGGAAAAACCAGGGCATAGATATAGAGACATTAGAACAGGGCAAGTAATTGAAGGGCCGCCTGAAAAGACAGAAAAGGAAAAAAATTTAGAATTAGCTCAGAACACAATTGTGAATATTGACAAACAAATTGATGTCGTAAAAGGACATGTAAAATCTCAATTTATAGAAATGGATCTTGATGAAAAGGGTCTTGATAAATTCATCGGTACAATGCCTATGGTGAAAGAACTTCAAAAAAAGAAAAAAAGCATTCTAAAATATTTTGGTATGGAGACAGAAGAAAAAGTATCTGAAGCCAAACAAAAGTATGAAGATTGGCTTGATCTGTATCCTAATGCGACAGAAAAAGAAAAAGAAAAGGCTGCGAATACAATATTTTTGGGTAAAGAAATACAACCCAAAATTCCTCCTTCTGCTGGAAATGCAGTTGATTTAGCTATAAAAAGAAAATTTGGAACAGAATATTTAACTGATCCCCAAAAAGCAATCGAAGCTGATAAATGGTTAGCCACAGAAGATGGAAGGAAAGAGGTTCAAAAGGCAAGGGATGATTTAACTCCTCCGGCAATAGGGGTTATACAAACCGAAGGAGGAATAAAAACTATTGGAACAAGGGGAGAAGGAATGGGACAAATCAAAGAAACAGGGCAGGCCCCTCCCTTATCCGAAGATTTCAAAAAGGATTATACGGCAATAGGTCAGGCCAATGATTTGGTGTCTGAATTAAAAAACACATGGAACTCACTGGATATCGAAACCGGTATGTCAGGAAGACTAAAAGGAACAAAATTATATTTAGCTGCTAAAACAGGCCAAAATCCAGATGCAAAACTTTATCTGGATAATAGAGAAGCATTTTTAGGGAATCTTTCAAGATCCTTGGCCGCAGAAAGAGGAGTATTGACACAACAGGATATTGAGAGGATTGCGAAGGCCATTCCACGAATAGGAGCCAATTTTTTAAATAGCGATAGCAAAGAAGAGGCAGCTAAAAAATGGGCTTCCATTTTTTCACTTATTGAGAATGCAGAAAAGAGAATGGGTGAAAGAGCCAAGATGAGAACAGAGAAACCTTCTCCGATAAGAGGAGAGAAAACGCAAACCCAACCAGGAAGTAAATTTAAAATCCTAAAGGTGGAATAAGATGCCTAATTATACCGTACAAGATTCTACTACAGGAAAGAAAATAACTTTTGAATGGAATGATCCCAATCCTCCTACGGATGCCGATATGGAGGAAATATTTAGTCAAGCTAAAGAGGAAATCACTATCCAGGCAGCGAAAGAAGAACCCGGATTTGTTTCAAAGACATTATCCAATATCCCCGAAAGTGCCTATGAATATGGGAAGGCTATCATTACACCTCTTATGCATCCCATTCAAACCGTATCTGGGCTTGGGAATATGCTGAAAGGAATTGATGTAAAATTGAGAAGATTGGAAGGCCAAAAAATCAAATCAGAAGAGGAAGAATTTGAGCCTTATGCAGAGGCAGCCGGTCAATTTATCAAACAGCGATATGGAGGATGGGAAAACATCAAAAAAACGGTAAGTGAAGATCCAGTTGGATTTGTTTCAGATTTATCTGCTCTTTTTATGGGTGGAGGCTCAGCAATCTCTAAAATGGGACCGATCTCAAAGGCAGGGAAAATCATTTCCGAAACGGGAAAGGCAATTGAACCTTTATCCATCGCAGGGAAAACGGTTGAACAAATTTCCAAACCGATCAAATCTGTTGTAACAGGAATTCTTGGAACTACGACCGGTAGGGGAAAGGCCGTAATTGAAGAAGCCCTAAAAGGCACAGAAGAATTTAAACAAGCAATGAAAGGGAAAATATCAGGAGAGGAAATTGTTGAAACAGCTAAGGGTGGTATTCATGCAATTAAAGAACAGAGAGGCGAACATTATAGAGCAGAATTATCTAAAATTCAAAAAATGAAGAATCCTCCAAGAATGGATTTAAATCAACCGGTAAATAAATTCATGGAAACGGCTAAGGAATATGGGATTTCTCCAAAATTAAATGATGCTGGGGATATAATCGGCCTTGATTTTGAGAGATCAACAATTAGAAATAATCTTCCAGCAAAAAAGGATTTTGAAAATCTTTTTGATACGCTTCAAAATTCAATTAAAGACAAAGATTTCTATAGTTCTCCTATTGGATTTGATACTCTAAAAAGACAAATCGGCGATATGTATCATGAAACAAGTCAGGGAAGAGCGGCAGTTCAGAAAGTCAAAAACGAAGTATCAGGGCAACTCAGGCAAAAAGTTCATGGCTATGAGGGGATGACAAAGGATTACGAAAAAACATCGAGATTGATCAATGAAATCGAAAGAACTTTATCGCTCAAGGATAAAGGTTCAATTGACACTGCCCTTAGAAAATTGAATACGGCGATACGGGAAGATGATAATTTTAGGAGAGGTTTGATTCAGGAAATAGAGAAAAATACGGGCAAAGATATTACAGCTCTCGTAGCGGGTCATCTGATGGAACCCAAATGGTCAGGGACATTAAGAACATCGGCAATAGACATAGGCGCAATATTTGGTGCGATCTTCGCACATAATCCCATAGCACTTGCCCTTATTCCCGCCGCAAGTCCAAGGGCTGTTGGAACAACATTGACGTTACTTTCAAAGGGGGGGAGGGCGATGAAGAAAATCGAAGCTACAAAAGCTACATCACCACAGGCAAGACAAATCATGTATCAGACAGGTAGGAATATTTCATTGGAGGAATAAAAGAGGAATAATCGCAACTAAATAAAGCCATTCGATTCCTTTTTCACTTGGAGATATCCATTTCTCATCACCATAATGATGAGTAAAGAAAAGAAATAAAAGAATTATGATGCCAAGAGTTTTCATGAAAATAATATATTCCCATAAAATTCCTTTGTCAATAGGAGAATAAACTAAATTCTCATGAAAGATAATTTTTCGAGTTATTACAAAAAGTTAGACAAACAACAAAAAGAGGCAATGGATCATCCAGACGAATTAGGGGCTGGGGCAGCAAAGCGAAGAAAATTACCTCCCCAAAAAAGATTTCCCGTTGTCATTGCGGAATATCTTAGGGGAACGCTCAATTCTGGATCTGGTCATAAAGTTAAAAGTTTGGCACAGGCAAGAGCGATTGCAAGAAGTGAATCAAAAACAGTTGCAAAAGATAATAAGGAGCTACCATGAACTGGGAATCCGTTGGTTTTGGCGCAGGTGGCGGGATAGTAGTAACGATTCTCACGGCCCTTGGATGGAACCGAAGAATGAATAATCTTGAAGAGAAAAAACAAGATAGGAATGTCTGCGAAGCCCTGCATAAATCGATCGATAATCAATTAGGTGATCTCAAAAAAGGCCAGGATGCCATTTTCGACAAATTGGACAATATTAATGAATTTTTAAGAAATCACAAATGGGAAAGGGCATGATCTAATGGGTGATCTTACCGAAAATTTGTCTCGTAAAGAGTTCGCATGTAAATGCGGATGTGGGTATGATCGAATAAATCTTGGCATCGTTCACAGGGTTCAACTTGTAAGGGATATCGTGAGAATAGGAATCAAAATAAATTCTGCTTGTAGGTGTCAAAAACATAATACTGACGAAGGAGGGAAGCCGGAAAGCCTCCATCTCCCCCAACCAGACGGAACAACATGGGCAATTGACTTCGGTTTTTATGATGATGAAAACAGTTTGCTTGAAAAACTCTGCACTAAATTGATTGATAATTGGTCTGGAGGTTTCCATTTCTATCCTCAAAGAATTCTTCCAGATGGAATAGTTCAGCCTCCATTCTGCCATTGCGATATTGGTCGCAGGAGGCGGTGGTAATGGAATTCCTATCCATGGTTCTATTGTCCATGGTTCAATGTTCTGACAAAATAATCATTCTCGTTGCCATCATGTTTTTATTCTTGCTGGCAATAAAAAGGAGGTATTTAAATGACACTACATGATTATTGCGAATGGAATATTCGGAGCGATCGGGGCAGATACAGGATACCAATTTTTGAGCCCTACCGGATCTCCAATCTTTTCTCTACCAAGTAAAGAAGAGAAACCGGAAGAGAAACCAGAAGAAGTTAAACCGACAACCTAAAAAAAGGGCGGCCAAAGGGTCGCCCTTTCTCTTGTCCCAGATCATCGTGCCGATCTTAGGCCGGTTCATTCATCATCTTATCAATCTTTAGATCGGTAAGAAGGTTTGCTTCTTCAAGTTCTTCATAGGTGGGAACTTTCCCGGTTTCGGCATTTTTCAAAATCGCCAATTCAATGATCTTGTTGACAACACTAATGCCCAATGTAATTGCTAATTCTCTGACTACCATAATTTAACCTCCTTTCTTTTTTGTTTGTAAACCCCAAGAAATGAGAATATTTTCCATCTCCACAATCTTGGGATACAAACGGTTAAGGGCTCCGCCTACGGTGATTTTCCCCTGTGTGGTCTTCGACTCGCGGATCATTTCCCCAATCATCCCGTTAATGGTTTTGGCAAGAGGCAAGACTTGCCCCTTCCATATAGGATCTTTCTCGGGATGAAGTTTGACATAACCATATCCGACGTCGAGCCAAAAATTAAGTTGATCCTGGGCATCCTTCAGGGTAAGTCTGACCTTTTCCTCTTCTGATGCCGTTTTCCATGCAGAATTTAGAATCGGGGCGCAACCGACAACAAGGGAAAACACCATCGCCACAACTACCATCAACTTGACCTTTTTCATAAACTTACCTCCTTCGTTGGATTTGAACTACTTAACTCTATCTTGCACAAACCTTGTGTACTATACCAGGAAGACCTTGAAAATAGGGTATTGGGGAAAGGTTCGAATCCTTGCCCCGTAATCTATAATTATTGAAGAGTTTTCTAAAAATCCTTTGCACAAATCTTGCCACAATATTTTTTCATTTTCTTTCATTTATTCCCCTCATAATCGGCACAAGATTATCTTGAGCCTGGTCCGCATATCGTTCTTTGGTCATCTCGATCTTTGAGTGGCCTAAGAGTTGGCTGATGTCCTCTATGGGCATCCCTGCCTTTCTCCACCGGGATCCCGCTGAACTTCGGAGATCCCGGAGCGTCATCGGTCGGGTTGCGTATTTTTTGATAGCCTGTTTCATCGCCCTATTCCATCGGTTCTCTCTGATGTGGCGGGTATAGGGATGGCCGTTGACTGAAAAGACAAAGATTGAATCGGGTTGAGCAGGGCGACGTAACGGATACGCCCTGGAGTGCATAGGCCGTTCGGGTATCAGGTCTTTCCCCTGTGCCTCCGTTCCTTCTCCCACCATTTCGGTCATCAACCCGACTTCTGGGATAATCGGCAACACTCTTTCTCGGTTAGTCTTGGTTCGGGCCTTAATCTTCCCGTCGACATAGACGGATGAGATTATGATCTGCCTTGTCTCCCAATTGACCGCACTTCGAAGCAATCCGCTTGCCTCTTCTGGTCGAACCCCATAATAGCGGATGAATAAAAAGTATCCCCTGTCCTGCTCGTTTATGAATTCAAAGACTTCATCGAGTTCTTTTTCGGTGAACCATTTTATTCTTTTTTGTTGATAATTTATTGCGGGAAAGGTAGGAAAAAGGTTCAAGGTACTCTTGAAGTGGGTCAGAAATCCGTGTAGTATCCCCATAACATTCTTGATGGATTTCCCCTGTAGATTTTTTTCTTTTAACCATTTTTGGAATCCCTCCAATTGAACTTGGTCAATCGTCCTAAAGTCCTGGTTGGCAAAGAACGGTTGAAAATACTTCTTCCAGGTCCATTCCTTTGCCTTATGCCACCCGGAGTCGGTCTGCCTCCGGTCAAGGTAGAGTTCAAAGGCCTCATCGAATTTGTAGGGTGTCTTGTCTTTGAACCTCGAAGGATCGTAACGATTCTTGGCCGGATCTGGATCATAAAGGGCATTCAAATGCTCAAGGAATGCCCAGGCGTAGAATTCGGCCCTGAATGGTCGCCCATGTTCGTCTTTGTGAAACCATTGCCCCCTGAAATAGACCCTATAACCAGCCCTATGCTTATAGACTCCCCCCTTCATGCTTGTCCCCTCCTCCGTTGGAATGAGGACAAATCTATCAAAGGGAAAGGAAGGTGTCAAGTTCATAGGGTTTCCAATATCTCGGAGGCTTCATTTAGGAGTTTCTGAAGTCGATCTACCTTTACCTTATTAATTCTCGGTCTACTCTCAAAGCCTTTTTTTCTGTGCTCTTTGTTGAGGTATTTCTGCCATTTTCGGGTATAAATAAAGACTTCACCACAACCACAAGCACAAATCCTTTGTTCTCTGTTTAACTCTTGTGAGAATGCATTCTCATCATTTTGGGGGTTGTTTTTCATAACTATCACGGAAACCACAAGCATAAATTCCTTGTGCCTTGTAGAGTTCTTCTCTCAATGGATCGCTAATTCCATCTCCATCAAGATTTCTCCATGTCAAGACTTTCTCAATTGCCTCTTCAAGAACCTTGATTCTATCAAAAGTTTCATGGTACTTTTCTCTCCATATTTCTATGCTGTGAAGATGAGTTTTGTTTTCATCTTCCAACTCCTTGATTCTGGATTCGGCTTGCTTGACTTTTTCTTTAGCCATATGAAGGAAAGCGTCAAAACCAGATTTTAGAACAATGATACAATCAGAATGATTTGGGTCTTTAGGCATACTCATTTCTAACCCCTTATTTTTATTCTCCAACTCCCTTACCCTTTCCTCAAGGGTGGAGATTATAGACAGAAGGGAACGAATTTGAGAGGTAGACCATTCTAAATTTTCGGGAGAAGGAGAAGTTTCTAAGAGATCACGAATATAATTGATACGGGTTTCAATCTCACTCATCTTTCAACCTCCTTCTTAGAAACAAATCCTATCTTAGTAATTTTTTCCCAATTATGGCTGTTTTCAACCATCCATTCTTCTTCATCTAATTTTCCAGAAAACTGCAATAACATAAAATGGTCACCTTTTTCTAAAAGATATGTGTTATTCATTCCAGCATATCCCCAAACCCCAACGAGACAAGGAAAATCATTTAGGATATTAAGATATGCAGAACCAAATTCAGACTGAATTTGATGAACCTTAACTGTTGAAAATGCCATTCCTCACCTCCTACTCCGCATCTTTGGGATGGACATCGGAAAAATATCTAACACGAGTATTGACAATTATTTCATCTGCTTTATTTAATAGACAATTAAGTTCATGTTGGCCTCCTGTACCCATTAAACAAAAGCCACACATATCAGGAACCATTATCTCTTTTCCATCCGTGAAACTAAATTTCATACTTCAATCTCCTTCTTCTCGATCATATCTGCCATGATACGAAGATTTGAAAGATAGGTTTCTATATTTGCCGTTCCTTTTCCCATAATACAATCAGTAGACATTACAATAATAGTCTCTAAAAATTTCTTTTGTCTATCATTTGGATTCCAATTCATCTCTTTCCCTTTCCCTCTCACCATGCGGTCAGGTTTCGTCTAAGAGCTTTTTTGTTTCTTCTTCCATTCCCTGTAGATTGCCATACTTCAATGTATATCGAAGAGCATTCTTCAACTTCTCAATCTCCTCCTGCCGTCGGGAGTGGGCTTCGAAATAGGCAGATGGAATGTGTCTTATAATCTCGTCATAGGAACCTAAAATTGTATATTCCTCTGATCCAAAACAAATTACCGTCTGAGTTTTAGGATTTGTCCCATGTTCTATTACTGCATCTATTCTATCCAAATTAACTAATATCCTTTTTCCATTTTCTAAGTTCCATTGCATATTTTTCATCTTCCCCTCCTTCGCAGGATGCTCACTCAGTTATGCCCCCTGCGACTATTGAAACAAACCACAACCACAAGAACCATCCGTTCTCGGATTCGTACAATAATGTGGAGTAATTGTCATTCTCAAGTTGTCTTGCATTTACATCACCTCCTTCAGGCAGGATCGGGCAGGATTACCTGCTGTCTACCACCATCGAGACTTTCATTTTATCCTGCTTTCTTGGTGTGAGTAATTGGCTTTCTCGCTTTGCGACCAGCCACCGACCCTGTCTCATTTTAGGAAATCAAATTTATCACTTTCTTCACAGGTCACACACCTACAATGGAAAGTTTTCATTACATCATAGTAAACCTCAATAATTAGTGTATGACCTGAATGTTTCTTTAGCCACTCAAACATTTCTCACCTCCTACTTTCTCTGCCCCTGTTCAGGTCGCTCATCTCCCCCCTTAGAGACACTCATTTTGGTCTCTGGATATTTGGGGCCTAAGTCGGAGTTCATCACACCCCTAAGATGCCCTCAATGCAGGGGCAGAAACTTTATGGGCAACTAAAGGCAGCGAGACTCTTGGTTTTTAGCCTCCCCTTATTTCGCTCGCTTGATTCGGTTATCACCGACTTGGTTGCCCACATCTTCATTTATCCAAATGACGGACATCCCTCGCGTTTCTCGCATAAATCACAAACCTTTGTATGAACTTTTTGACCCCTCTCTGGGCAGTCTACGAATTCACCCTGTTCAATTTCTTCTCTGGGTTTATTTTTAGAACCCAGTTTCCTTCCGGGTTTGCCCTTAGAGGGTTCTTCAATCTTTGGTTGGTCTTTTATCCATTTCTCATACATCGCCCAAAAGTTATCAAAATCCTTTGCAGCCTCAACCTTTACGTCTTTTCCTTCATCCTTAGTACCTTTAACTGATTCTGTAACCGCCTGAATAAAATCTTTAAGGTGACTGATATCCTTTCCCTCTTTGGCTTTCGCCTTCACTAATTCATCAAATGCCAGGGATTCTGGTTCGCCTGAAATCTCGCCTTCGATCGGTTCCTCTGGAGCTGGAAGCAAATCAAGTTGCGATTCGCCCATAATCGCCCTTTCTTCAATCTCTCTTGCCTTCGCGAATTCAATCGATATCGGTTCATATTTGGCGCGGTGTCGGATTAGAGTCTTTTTCGCCATCTCTTCGTAATCTGTGATCCAGGGCCCCGTGATATTGCCATCCTTGTCTTTAGATTTGGTTCGATTCATCACCCTGTCGATCCTGTCTTTCGACATATATTCGAATGTAGGAGGACCCTCTTTATGTTCAAAGACAACATAGGCTCCCCTGAATTCCCCCCTGTCTCCCTCTGCGGGGATATGTTTTAGCTTAGGATTGAGTCCCAGTTCATATTCGAAGGTGTCTTTGGTGTAAACCTCACACGCTGTTACCGAATGAATCTCTCCGGATCTGCTTGCCAGAGATATGTAACCCCTGTATCCTGGAATTAATTGAGCCTCTAAGAAGCCTTTTTTATTTCGATAAGGTACAAGATAGGCTTGACCTAATGCTGGCTCAAGTTCTAAGCCCAGGATGGCCGCGCCCATAACCGATGAAAGAAGGCTCTGTTTTGTGCACTGCATGAGTTGATAATTGCGCCGGACGACCGTAACGGCCACCTGAAGAAGTTTTTGAGGGGTAAGATGCCGCGGAATTACTTTCTCGATTGCCCCTCTGACCTTTGGGTCAAAAAATAAATCTCTCATATCCTGTCCCGGTAAAGATTTCTTTTCTTTTTGCTCTGCCATGTTAATTTCCTCCTTTTATTTTATCGAAGGCTCAGGGGTTGCCTCGCCATCTTCCACTCCCGGTTCTGTCTGGGTAATCCCAAAACTCGGCGGAGCCTTCGATTCTATTTCACCAAAATCTGCATCTTCAAATTCCTTAAGATCCTCCGATTTGATTCCTTTCATGTCCTAAAACTCGTCCGATTTTCTTCAAAGATTTCAATCCCATTAATCTCTCTGATTCCACCTTTAATTGCGTCCCTGACCCGGATTTCAGAAACAACAAGATATTCTCTTGGCACAAGTGACGCATCAATTATTTTAAATGTCCAATGTTTGCTGCCATAGCTGGATCCCGTTTCGCTCCTGGTTACTGCTTCTTGTTTGGGGATAATGGGCATCTCGATTTGAACGGGAGCGGTCCCTGTTTTTTCGGCCTGCTTATTCAGTTTTTTCTGTAATTCTTCGGTTGCTTTGTCGGCGGCAAGTTGGGCTTCTCTTCGCCTCTGCTCCTGGAAGACTCGGTACGTGGAGATTTTTTGCTTCATTAGGCTTTCAATCGTCAGCAGTTTGTCCGTGAAGATCTTGGCAAACCCATTGACCGATTTGACGAAAGAATAGGGTTCACTGATTGCCCGGCTTCGTGTTTCGTCGATCTGTTTTGTCAGAATCTTTGCGGATGTCCCGAGTTCGACAGCTTTTTGGTTGGCTTCGTCGGTCTCAACCTTGAGATCCTGGGCTTGCTTTAGGATGCCATCGATCTTCTCGATGTAGGGTCTAAAGTGTTCTTTTGCCTTCTCAAGATCGAGTGCCGGATACGGATCCCTCGGAGCCAATTCCTTTTTCTTCTTTTCGGGTAATACTGTGAATTCCATAAAATCTCCTTTCTATTTTGACCAAGGCGTTTTGCCCTTTTGGGTTTCAGAATTTAAAAACATCTCTGCTATCTTCAGCGAAAGTGTAGCCACCTGAATCGCCTCATTCACAACTTGAGACGGCAGACCCCCTCTAAACTTAAAATCTGCTATCGCTTCTGAAAGTTCACCCAATTCTTCTATCGTAAAGGCAAGCCATTCAAAGGCCTTATGGTTTTGAATCCCCCATTTTTTAATTTGGCGGATATTTTCTTCTTCCACCATTTTAAATAATCGTTTGTGTTTTAATTCCAAATCCTTCATATTTGTCTCCGAAAATATCTCAGTGCATTCAGGCCTGATAAAAACGCTGCAAATGCCTCATTTGGAACATCGCAAGGAATGAACTTGGCGGCCCTGCCATCGGGATTTAGCTTGAGGGATCCAGCCCTACTAATCGGGAATCCCGCTTTCTTGACAAGATGAAGATACGCAGCGCTCTGACCGATCCACCACCTTTGATTTGTTGTAGAGGTTTTGTAGTCTGGCAATAGCCCCTCGGTCTCTCCCCGAAGCAAACAACCGATATCTGGTCTGCCAGAAAAACCTAAATCTTCGTCTTTGAATTCCTGCTCCACAAAAAAAACTTTCTGAACATATCGGTCAAACCAACCCCTAAAGCTCTCAATATACCCTCGATACTGATCAAGACTAACGGGAGTCCAAATCTTCCGAGCGTAATTGGCATTCCAAAGATGAACCCACGAACCTCTCTCCAGGGCGGGCTCCATGTATCGATCGGGGACCTTTGAGAAATCGATGTAGGGGGATAAAACATCGGAGACCCTGATTAAATCTTTCATTTTTTATACTCTTTAATATTTAATTTTTTATAGATTTTTCTCATTATTGGATTTAGCGCGACGGAACCACCTACCTTTTTGTTTTGTGATTGGTAATAACTCTTCGCTTCTTTTAAAAGCATTGTTGCATGGCCTTTTTCTTTGATTGAACTTTGAATGTCATAAAGTGTTGCCCAATCAGAACCTACACCAAAATGAGCAACAGAAGAATCAAGCTTCCATTCATCTAACTCCATTCCTAAAATATTTACTTTTTGGGGTTTCATCCCCCCTTCCCCTTTAAAAAGACTTTAATCTCCTCAAATATTTATCGCATTCATAAAGGTCGCCTCGTTCTCTGGCCCTTTCAATTCTTCTTGCAATATCGTGGGCCTCATATTCCCGGGTCCGTAAGCGATCCTCGGCTTGTTGGCGTTCCCAATCGGCATTTCTTGCAATTCTTTCAGCAGATGCTCTTATTTCTCCCATTCTATTTTCGTGATAATGTTCATTCTCTTGATACTGTTCTTCCATTTGTTCAATTTGCCTTTTAAGTTCTTCTATCCTTTTAACAAGCCTTCTCAATGCTTTATTTGCTGACATTGGTTCATCCCCTCTTCCCCTGCTGGTAGAGTTTCTTCCACGCTTTTCCGAGCCATATTTTGAATTTCTTCCACCAAGTCTTTTTGATGTAGGTTACTTCAATCGGGCCGAAATCGGTTTTGTTTGTCTTTCTTATCTTACGTAAATGGTAGTAAGGAAGAATTCTGCATCCCCTGACCCTAATGCCCATTCTTGAATGAGGTTCCATTATCTCCCCATAATATCTCCAATGTAAAAGGGGCTTGTTTTGCGGGTTAAAATTCTCCGCCATTTCTTACGGATTTTTCTATTGGTCATTTTTAGGAGAAAGTCTAATTGAGTTTTAAGGGCTTTCTGGCGCATAAAGATTTGATGAAAATTATATTCAATTGCAAAAATTCTAAAGAGTAGTTTTCTGAAGAATCTCATTTCACATCTCCTTATCAATCCCTTTAAAAACCCAAAAACAAAGTTTCAGGAAACCAGCGAAGGCCATAAATGCAAGAATAATGACGGGAATCAAAATCAGCATACAGACCATGCCCTCGAGAGGCGGAAGAAGGCCAGGTTCCATCATGGCGTTGCTCCTTGCATCATCTTTAGAATTTCATTGGCGGCCTGATTTGTATTTTTTTCTCCCACCAATGACCGCAATAATGACAATAGCACCCTGTCCATTTAGTTCTTTTACCTTTAGTAAAAGTATTACATGTTCGTTCAACTTTATTAGAATTACATTTGGGACATCTTGGGCAGAAAATCATTAAAATTTTCTCCTTTTAGAATGGTTTTGTTAATCTATACCAGGCAATTTGGAATTTAAGAGCTACGATCCGAAGTCGATTGCGAATAGAAAAATATGTTTTGACGAAATAAAGCATCAAGAACCTTTTTTTGGAAGATAATTTTTTATTCCCCACCCCTGATTTCGGCAGATGGCAATAATTAAATCTCTATCTGTCATTTCTGGAAGCCCGGGTTTCCAAAGTTTGGGATTTGGTTCAAATAACCAGAATCGTTCTTCATTTTGGTATGGACATTTCCCGGTCTTTTGCCATTCGTCAAATAATTCTGGATGGGGATGCCCGAAAGCATCCCGTCGCATTAATTCAACTTGAAGATTCTCGGAAAGATTATTAAGTCGAATTGAAGAAATTAATTGAACAGAAGGGAATTGGAAAAATTCGAGATTGGCTCCCCAGAGATCGGCTTCCCAGAGATTGGCTCCCCAGAGATTGGCTCCCCTGAGATTGGCTCCCCTGAGATCGGCTTCCCTGAGATTGGCTCCCCTGAGATCGGCTTCCCTGAGATCGGCTTCCCTGAGATTGGCTCCCCAGAGATCGGCTTCCCTGAGATTGGCTCCCCAGAGATTGGCTCCCCAGAGATTGGCTCCCCTGAGATCGGCTTCCCAGAGATTGGCTCCCCTGAGATCGGCTTCCCAGAGATTGGCTCCCCTGAGATCGGCTCCCCAGAGATCGGCTCCCCTGAGATTGGCTTTATTTTTCTCAGCTAATTCTTTTTTTGTGCAATCGTCTTCACAAATTAACTTGAGAGTAAATCTATTTTTGATTTGTTCCATCAACAACCTCCTTGGCGTTGATGGTTAGATTATACACGGGTGGAAAGATTTGTCAAGTCTTTTTTTCTGGTGGGGGAAAAATTAGGCGGTTATCTTGGAGATGATATCTTTTAAGCTATCGGTATCAATGCTGATTTTTAATTCATATTTGGTCTCTGGATTTAAATTTTTTATTATTGCTTCTTTATCTCGATCTTCTTTTCTTCTATAAGATTGTCTTCTTTGTTGGGTCAAATCACGTTTTTCGTCTTCGCCCGTAAATAAGAAATCTATTGTTGTTTTAAGGGCTTGGGCCAACTTAATCCAACTCTCTTCTGTTCTTGGCAATGTAAAGCCATTTTCCATTTTATTTAAAGTTGATGTTGGAATACCAGTTTCTTTGCTCAATTCTTCGAATGTTTTTTGTCCCCTTTTTTGACGAAAATTTGAAGCAAATCGCCGATTTATTGCATTTGGTTTTAATGCTTTTACCTTTGGCCCTCTTTTCTTCATAGAAATTTTCCTTGACAAATTTTTCTCACTGTGTATAATCTAAATCCATGCTAAGTTCTCTCAAGTTTAGAAGTCAGCACTTTTTCAAGCGTCTTAGACGAAAGCTGATCCCTCAATTCGATTATCTGTCTTACTTGTTTCAGAGACTTTATTTCAAGCTTGAAGGCCTTTACCTCCAACTTACGATTTTTGCTCTCAAGCTTATCAAGCTTTATTTGAAGCTTTCTATTTTCCTTTATAAGGTTCGCAATGACTGATTTAGAATTCCGCATTCTTGTTCTCAGGAGGGGTTTTAACAGCAAGGCTGCTCTTGCGAGAGCTGCTGGAATCGAGCCTCAGACCCTTTGCGATATTCAGAAGGGACGTCGAAGTACCGAAAAACATAAAGTCAAAATCTCTCAAATTCTTGGCGTTCCGTACCAAAAAATTTGGGGAAATTAATGTGCCGTATTTTGTTCTTTGATCAGCACAAAAATGGCACCGAACGGGAAAAGCGTCGTTGCTCCTCATCAACCCCAAACACAGGAGGTTCATCATGACTTATGAGCAGGCCCTAAATAAAGGCTTGGAATTCTGTAAGGGCGCCGGTACGGATTTCACCATCACAGAGGTTATTGAAGTAGCGCGTCTTCTTTACAACTACGAGCCAGACAAGCCTACTCAAGAGACTTAAATGCTTCTTGGGTTTTTGATACCAGAATCTTGAAGCGGTCTCCGAGTCGATCTGTGTGATCGGCGGTTTCACTGGGAAAAATGAAAGCACTGCTTCCTTTCTGGTCGAGACTTTTTAAAAGAATTTCTTTGGCCGTTGTGATGATTAATTCTTTGCTGTCCATAATTTTTTCTCCTTTCCAAAGAAAAGGGGAGCGATCCCCGAAGAGGTCCTGGATAATGAAGCTTGAAGGGCAATGTTTCCGGGGCCTCTTTTTTCTTTAACCACTAACCTATCAAAGAAGGGGGGACAGGTCAAGTGGATAAAAAGGGTGATCCTACCTATATCAGACTCCCTTTGAAAATTGATTCTCTGGTCGAAGAGTTCGCCCGAAAAGAAGGTCGGAGCAAGAACGAAATGATTATTCATTTGATTACCAGAGGGATTCATTTAACCTCCTACGATGTTGAAAAATATTCTCTCTTAAATTTTTTTGATCTGCAAGGACAGAATTGTAAAGAAAAATGACAGCCTTGTGTTTTGAACTTTCCCGGGGTCTGGTAAATCTAACCATGCTTCATCCTTCCTCGAAGCATCCCCCCGCCGGATCCCGGGACTTGTTTAGGTAAAAATGAGAGCTCAAAAGTCTAAACGTGCCAGGAAGTTCAGGAAGGAACCTCTTTCCGCGGGTCTTCCAACTCTGGTCTCGCACCCGTCCCATGTTCCGGCAAAGGATTGGCAGGGATTTGTGAAGAGGAATCCTCTAAGAAAATAACAGGGCTGGGGAGGTCAACGGCAAGAAAAGGGGAAAAAGGGCAATATGGTCGCCGTCCACCATCCCTGAAAAATAGGAAATAAATGTGGGCAAACCACCTGCGTTCCAACTTTATGCTTCGGACTTTTATATGGATACGGCTGGCTGGACAGTAGCACAGGTAGGCGCTTATGCGAGACTCTTAATGTATGAATGGGTAAATGGTCCGATACCTTGCGACATGGCTTCTCTTTCAAGAATAGCGGGAATTTCCGATACACGAACGATGTATAAAATGTGGTCAGGGACCATGGGAAAAAAGTTCATATCGAATGGGGCAAATTTACTATTTAATAAAAGGTTGGAAGAGGAAAGAGAAAAACAAGCTAAACGTCGAGAAATACAAGTAGAAAAGGGAATTAGTGGTGCAAAAAAAAGATGGAAAGATCATATAGCACCTGCCATAGCACAGGCACAGCCGGAAGATAGCTCTTCATCTTCTTCTTCATCTTCTTCTTCTAATAAAGAAAAGAATAAAAGATTAAAACATATTGCGAAGGTTGAAAAACCACCTTCGCCCGATGTAAAGATTTTTATAGATTTCTACTATCAAGAATTTAAGAAAGCATTCAATACCCCACCGATAATGCAGGGTGCTAAAGATGGTTCAATAATCAAATCACTTTTAAAGGGCATTCCTTTAGAAGATCTCCAAATCTTAATCCAAAAATTCTTTGATTCAGACGATCCCTTTATTCAAAAATCTGGCTACACAATCGGAGTATTTAAATCCCAAATCAACAAACTCAGGATAGGAACCCAAGGAAAAGATGGCATGGATCTTTGGCTTAAAGTAAAGGAGATGCAAGATGAAACAAGAGGACAAAAAGAAATTTGCGATCCTAATGAGAAGACTAAAGGTAACGTTCCCAAATAATTTAAACGACAAGGATGAAGCGCTAAGGGCCGAGGTTTATTGGGAAGAGTTTTCAACCACATCAATCCAGGCTTTCGAAAAGGCAGCAAATAAGGCTATGAGTGAATACACCTTTTTCCCTAAACCAGTAGAATTACATGAATTTATCCGATTCGAAGCAAATACAAAATACTTAGAAAGCCAAAAGATCGAACCAGATCACCAACTTGAATGGATGATCCCTACCGAAGAGGGTAAAGCTCTTGCTAAAAAATATCTTGGTCAGATTTTTGAGGTTGTGGAAAAGGATATTATGAAGCCAAAATTAGAAGGTAAGAAGGCAAAAGAATTTGAGGCAAAAAGGAACATTGCGAAGGAAAAGGCGAAGGCTCTTTTAATATAGAACAGTTGAGGAGAGAGGAGGGTTAGGTGGGCACAACAAAAATCGAAAGGAAAAGGTCAATCGAGTCGGTGGAGGTGTGAGATGAATATTGAACAATATGCTCTTAGAAGAGATCAGGCCTATAAGGAATGGAGAAATTATGTTAAGGCGGTTAAGACTAACCCGAAAGATAAATTTCTCAAAGATATGAAGGCCGTTTACAATCAGTTAAAGTCTGGAAGAAAACTGATTGATATTTATAAGATCTTTGAGATCTCCGGTTGCAAAATCAAAAATGGAATAAATACTTATCAACCCCAACTCGCCATAAGTCCAGCCCA